GCATAGCTTTGATTGGAGATCAAGTCGCATATGCTTAAATAGAATTCATCCCAGTCACGTTGAGATTTCATTAGTTACCTTTCTATTATAGTCTTCTTCAAAACCAAAACAGTGATCTAAGATTTGATCAAACTCAGCTCGCTGTTCCATAGTAAATGGTTTCTTAAGCACCATTGTTATAAGTACTTCGTCTTCAATAGTTGTATCCACTATCATGATAATACTCCATGTTCTTTATCCCAACGATTATAGTTTATTAACTTTAAGTCATATGAACGGTTAATAGCAGCATTGCTTAAGTCCCATTTATGAGACAACAGATCGAGCATACACTTAAGTTGCCCTATCTCTGTCTCTAAATGTTCCTTGTTAGTAACACCAGTCTCAGGGTGAGGTGTTGTTAGTGAGAACCTAAACACTTTACTGATAGCCTGAATTACTTCAGCACATTCTTCTTGAGTTGCTACGGGAATTAACTGCACTCTTCAAGCTCCTCTACTGAGACTATCTGGTATGATTCATCTTCGTGTAGAACTTTATCGAATGAGTGCCATAGAATAGTTTCTATGTCATCTTTCCTGAATGAGTCGTTCATGTATACTACTACAGTTACAGCTGTTTTCATTATGTGTTCTCATAAGGTACCGTCTCGGGAACGGTTGGTTTGCTTAGTAACTCTTTCATCCCGTCAAGGATAGTATCGAGTTCTTTGACATGCATCACTCTGCATGATGTAATGTATGTAGGGTGAAACATGTGTCCACCATTACTTTCTTCTTTCATGTCAAGAAGTTTGATTAGACGCCTTACATAGTCATACATAGTAGGTTCGTCTTGATCTTGTTCAAGACCCAGCTTAATAGCACGTACAATAGCTGCTTCTATAAACGTAGAGCGTTCTTCTGCATTAATATCGAACACTATTGTAGCACTACCATCTGTGTGTTCTTCAATCTCAGTTACTGTCATATGTAATGTTCCTCAGTTACAAAGTAATTATGCACTTCAGATAGGTTTTTCATAAAGGTTTGTGTAAGAATTATATCTTCTTCTCTATTATCAGCAAACAATAGAATACCACAGTCTAGATTGTTAATGATATCAAAGTATAAATTACGAATAGTTGATGCTGTTATAGCATCAGTTTGTTCGCTGTTAAGTTGCACTGTTACCATTGAAAGCTTCCTCCGCAGTTGAGTATATAAGGGATTCTACTAGTGTAGAGTTACTAGAGTACAGTGTATCTACATAGTATCTTACAGCAGAATTTTCTTTATCATGTATAATGTACTGAATGTTGATTATTTTAGTTTTCTTTACTGAGCCATCAGCATTTTTTACATATACATCATCACCAATAAAGTATTTATGATTAAATAATACTTGAGCCATTAGTCTTTCCTTAAGTTGTTACTCATGTTATAGAACATATGTGAACGAGTAGATTTAAGTTGAAGCAGTAGTATAGTTTCTAGCTCATGCATCTCTTGATCAGCACCATATGCTAAGATAGTACGTATAAACCTTGATGGGGCTTCTTCATATTCAGCAAGCATAGTTTCTGAAGAACAGATGTAGCCGTCATCAGGTAAACCTTTATGTTTACCAATATACTTTTTATCAGTATCTTTATTTATCCACATATATACAAAAGATTCTCCTCCTATAGAAGGATATGCTTCTGTTTCTTGAGGAACTTCTGTATTATATACGCCATTGATATGATCTTGCCATATTTCTTTGACGTATGCAACCATAGGTTTACCTTTAGGTGCTCGCCACATTACTACGAATGAGGGAGTACCTTCGTTAGCGCAGAGATAATCATAGACCCATTTGTTATGAAGTCCTGTATACTCTACGTCATTAACTTTAACCTTAGTCATAGACTTACCTGTGTCAGAGGTATATGCTTCTACTTCATCTACAGTGCATTCATAGATATCAAAGTATTTATCACTACCAGCGACCCAGCGTTTAACGGTTTTAATTAGATTCATTTTGCTTATTGAATTCTTCAACCATTGTGTTAAAGAGTACATAGAGAGCAGTAGTTACAGCAGCAGGATTTGCTGTACCCATACCTACTTGTACTCCATAATCAAGGGCTTCTTGTATAGAATCCATTGTTGCGAATAGGTTTACTTTTTGAAGTTTCATGATGCTAGTTTGTATAAGCCGATGTTACCAACGGCATATCCGAAGTATGTTATAGACATTGCAGTGTTACCTTTGAATACTTGCTCGATACAGATAGCTAGGTACACTAATCCTATGATAGCTATTAGGATTTGGGACATTGAGCGACCTCAATTAGTTTGTCTAAGTACCATTTGGCTTTAGTTAAGTCTTGTACAAAGGGATCTTTGAGTTTAGATCGCATTAAGTATTTATATACTTGACCCATTAAGTGGGCTTCTACACCATCAAAGCGTGCTAGCATAGGTACCATCAGTTCCATGTACTGATAACCGTAGGCTACATCTTTGTAGTGTTTGGGGTTGATAGCATCATTTTCAGTTGTCATGTTGTCATCAATTTCTTGGTTATAGGCTTTAGCAAATGTGTCAGGCCATAGTTGTTTATGAGCGTATTCATCATAGAAGTCTGATATGTATCTTCCATCACGACCGATAGGTGGTTGGTGACGCCATAACTCTTTGTCATTATCTATGTTCATTAGTATACATCTCCATTTTCTTTGATTTTGATATCTTCATAAGGGGCAGCTATTCTACGATAGAATTCGAGTTTAGCTCCCTCTAAGGCACCGACTACGTCATTGATTGTTTGATAACAAGGCTTTCTGAGGTAGTAGTCTCGGATGAATGTTGTGATAAGAAAGTTTAGTTCACCTGCTGTGTGAGGTTCATACTGAAGCATGTGAGCTGATTCACGATCTTTTTCTTTAATATATGGCATTAGATATTTACTTTAGTTTGTGTGAATAGTATTACTGCGAGTACAGCAACTGTTGCCAAGAGTATAATGCAAGTGAATATGTTTAGAATCATATATAGTACTCTTTAACTGCTTCAATAGCAGAGTTAATGTTGTGGTGGATTTCAGTAGCATACTGAACAATGAAGGGATGCTCAAACTGATCAGCATCCATAATACAGATGATGATCTTGTTTTTTGTATGAGCATGAGCGATTTCGCATACTGTACCCCATTTTTTACCTGCCATACTATCACGTAGGTCGGCAAGGATAACGGAGGAGTAGTGGATGTCTTGTAGATCACTCTTGAAGATTCTACCTGAGTTGTTTGTCAGGGTAAACGTAGATTTATTTTCTATGAAAGAGGTTCTACGTGTAGGGTCTAGACAGTCTATGTTACATGGGATAAGAGAAGACTTTACGTAGTTACGCCATGTTGTAGCTTCTTCATAAGTGAGTCCTTCGATACCTCCAGCTAAGTATACATGCTGTGAGTGAGGGAAGTGTTTCATTACATTTCCTTTACGATACGTAGCCAGTTAGCGGTATACCATACACCGCCTTGGCTAGCAGGTCTTACATGTTCAGTGAAGTCGTTGATATCAACTTCACACCATACTCTATTCTTTTCAGATAGATGTGGAGCAGACTTAGAATGACAGCAATGCCATCCTGGTCTATAAGCATAACCTTTGGTTGGATGTTCTTCAGCAGCATACCATTCATCAGTTATGAGTCTTTGTTTACGATTAATAAAGAGTGGTCCATATGTACCATCTTTTCGTTTATTAAACAGTTTGTACGCTATCATATGGTGCGGGTACTTCAGTTACTTCTTCCCATGCACAAAAGTGTACAACATTATTATCTTTGTCAGTACAGAATGAGTACATTCCGTCAATATGGTCAAAGAAGAATGTTTCACCTCCATCATGGTTGTTTAGTTTAAAATAACTACGTCTTTTAAGATCATACAGTTTCATTTTCAGTTCCTTTTTGATAAGGTCTGTACTTGTATAGAGGACATGTATAGCCTTTACAGTCATTTACAGCATATCTTGAACCAACACACTGTGTACAGAAGTCACGGATTGCTCGTGTAGGTGAGTTGACGATTCGTTTCTTTTCTTCTTGTGCTTTATTCCATGCTTCAAGTACTTTACCTCCTTTACGTTTAGCATGGTCACGTTTTTTACGCCACAGGGCTAAAGCATCTTGTCCTATTTGAAGGACTTCAGCTGGAGCGCCCATTCGTTTCTTTATTATAGTCATACGCATTCACCTAGCTTAGCTTGGTCTTCCATGTCGAAGAGAATGTCTTCAGCAAGGTAGGGTGAGAGGTCTACGTCAGAGTTTGGTAAAGTAACTTTTGTTACGATATAGAGTTCAGGATAGTCAGGCTCATTCTTTAAACCGTAAGAGTCAGTAGAACCTATTTCAGCAGGCTCATATTCAACTTCAACATTAAAGATAGTGCTGCTTGCTTCGTATTCAAATGTAAATGTACTCATTGTGATAGTACCTGTATAGTCATGTTGATAGCTTGGACAATCTGCATTTGTTCCATAGGATTTAATGCTGTCCAAGGACGGCTTTGAGGGAAGTACTCTTGCATTTTTGCATAGTACTTTTCTACATCACTCATATTCTAGCTCCAAGAAGTTTGTTTCAGAGGACATTACTGTCATGTTAAGAGAGGGTTGTTTGTCTCTCATTAGTTGCAGTATACTACAGGCATAAGCTGAACCACCATAGCTCTTTTTATGACAGCGGTATATAGAACCACTACTACCGTGGAAGAGGGTATAGTCACCTTCTTGTTCAGCTTTAGTGATACCTGAGTTCATACGCCATGAGTCACCATCAAGGTATCCTCCTTGCCATGATGCTAGGACTCTGTAGTATACTTTATTGTCAGTTCCTTCATTGAACTTTACTATCATCCACAGGTCTGGTTTATACATCGTCTTTAGCCCAATCCATATTGTAGCCTAGTTGTTCAAAGGCTGCAATGATTTCTTTGGGTAGTTCAAATACACCATCATAGTCTGTTAGTACACCATTACTGTTAAACCACATACTACCAGCTTCATCTTCACCATAAGCGTTATGTTCGAAGTAAGCTTTGTTAAAGAATATTTCGTAGTTTTTAGTTGTTATTGGTTTCATCGTTTACAAGCTCCAAGTGAGAGAAAGGATCAATGACAAATGATGCGCCTGACAGGAAGTTTTTGAATTGTTCAAGCACTTCATGTAGGGCTATTGCATCAAACTCGATAGTTACGCTTGAGTTATCGTATTCATTATAACATTTAAATGTAAATTTCATTTTAAACTCCGATAATTGCATTTGGGTTAATTGCTATTGCAGCGATAAGCTCTTGACCTTCCCATACTAGCTTTAGGGAGTCACCGCTTCTGCGTTTGTAGGAACCATGGGACTTGATATGGTCGATAACAAAGGCTTTGTTGAAGAACTGTTCTGTTTGTTTAGGTTTAACACGGTACTTTATATCTTCAATCCATCCTGGCGCACCGATAGTTATTTCTTCCCAGCAATCTTCATCTTTGTTAAAGTATTCGATAGCTTCACCTTCAGCCCATTGGAGGATAAGGTCATAGTGTGGATGTCTCATTGATAGCTTTCTATTAAATGTTCTTGATCATCGTAGTAGAGATCTTCGAATGGTACAAAATGGTTTTCTTGGCAACAAGATATTTTACTACCTTGAGGGTCACAACAGTAGCAGCAGTAGG